GGGTCAAAGGCTACGACCAGATGGTAAATAAAGGGAATTACATGCGCGGGCTTGAAGAAGCCCTGCCGAAGCCGTTGAAAGATGGGCTGAAAGCCCTCCGTGTTGCGACAGAGGGGCTTAAAACAGGGGCCGGTAAAAAACTCATTGCGGATGAGGACATCGACCAGCATAGCATTTTAATGCTGGCCCTCGGTTTCAACCCGGACGAAGTTGCGAAAGCGCAGGGCGCCGAGCGCAGTCTGAACAAGATAGGGACTCAGCTCTCCGAACGGAAAGGCCGACTCATTCGGGACGCAGCACAGGCGATCGTCGAGAGCGAGGACACTGACGGGCCGATGGCCGCAATCGCGACCTTCAATAAAAAACTCCCCCGGTTTGCTATCACCGGGGGAGATATACGACCCGCAATCAAGAAGATGGTTCTAGGAGAGCAGGGGACTACCGGTCTTCGTCAGCAGCAGATTGCTGAGCAGTTTGGGATTCAGACGTACCGGGGGGAGTAGGGTATATTACGTTGGTCCCCACCCGCAATGCGTCTTCCACCAAGAACCGCAGGAAACGAAACGATACGAACCGGTGGGCAAACATGGCCTCTCTCCCGGCATAAATTTTCCAGTGTTTCATACTTTCTCCCTCATCAGCCGATCGGCTGTGATCGCGGCGTAGCCGCAAATATCGATATACGAGTCCCGTTTCAACTTCTGCCCCTGGCAGCGAGCAACCTTGAACAAGATCATCATGTGGGCTACGTCTTTGGCTTGCAGGTGGTGATGGTCGCTGTTGTATTCGTGCCGCAAGTACGTTGACCAATAGTCGGCGATCAGCGCGAAAGAATCTTCCGGACTCCCATATTGATCTTGTCGTTCACCACAGATTGTGGCCTTAGCTTCGTCTAAGCAGTCTCCGAGCGTGTGGTGCGAGCCAGCCTCAGCGGCCTGTAAGCGGCCCTTCCAATTGTCCGTACATAGTTTGGCCGATGCTGCTGCCCCCGTCAGCCCATCAACGACATTTATCTCCCTGGACTTTGCCTCCGCGTAACAGAACGGGCAGCCCGGTGTTTTTTCTAGGTCCGCGTAGTAGTCTCCGTGAACCCTGCATCGTCTTACTCTCTTTTCCTCCTGTACTTCAGTAATCTCTTGGTCCTGATTCATGCTTCCTCCTATCGTATATGTTTTCTACCGTACGCCACTCCGTTTAGCCAAGCACTAAGTTCATACGTAGTCTGGGCGGTAAATATTTCCCCCGGACATGCGCCCGCAGTCAGTGGAAATTCCCCTCGGGGGAATATGTCTATCGAAGTACCGTTGCACTGTAGCGAAAATCCGAGGTCCCACGCTCTCTGTGCAAGCTCGGCTAAATGATTCAAGGCTTCCATCTCGATTGCCTGATCTCTTTCAGACATGTCCATAGGCATTGTCATTTCGCTTCCCCCCTCATCCGAAGTAAGTTCTCACACATTTCACGCTGAAATGCGATTCGTTGCTCCATAATTTGTGTCTCATGAACCCACACCAACACGATTGCGCAGTGGCCTATCGTATTCCCACACAACAGTCCTTTCCGGCAACACCATCCACGCGGCTTCGTATACCTTTAGAAGATAATCGGATCTGCTCTTCGAGGACTCTTCGCCTGCTGCAATTACAGCTTTGAATATCTCGAACCATGCTTGCTGTCTAGTCATAAGTTTTCCTCCGAGACTCTTACCGACCGTTTACCTGCAAATACTCAATCTTGTCATTCTGCGCAGCAGCATCCACGTTGATCTTGTCTACGTTCAGACAATCCACAAGAGAGAAGTATTGTTCGTACAGATGCAGCCCGTCGGAATACGCGATGATCGACCCGTCAGTTATGGGGAACACGTCTTCGCCCTGGCTCAGCACCAGTTCCTTCAAAAGCTGCAACCCACCTAGGTTCTCTGGTAAGCCGGCGTAAAGATCCCACGACCGGAAATACACCGACATATTCAGCCGACCGTTCACCACTTTAAACGAGATGCTCCGCAGACACGGAGGATCAGCAAGGAACGTTGTATTCGTGTTACCGATGCAGATCGTCGCCTGATTAGTATTCCCTTCCGAAGATCGAAGGAGACTAATGACTTGACCAAGCTGCTTCACAATAAACTCCCCGTAAGTATAAACTTCGTTCGGGGCCTTCTCATCGCCTACGAGATACCGGACGAAGTATTCTCCGATCTTCACTTCGCTGGTCGGCGCGGGGATAGCTGCAGGCGTGATCGGCGCTAAAGGGCGGGAGCCGGGTGCGGTTATCTCGATCATCACCTTGTCGAGCTGCTTCCGTATTTGCCCTTGGTAACTCCCTCCTTTCACCAGGAAGTCGTACCCGTTCCGCACACATAGCCACATCGCTTCCCGCCAAGCGTTGTCAATTGTCGGTACTCGCACATAATTTGCTTCGCCTATTATCATCCTTCCCCTCCCTCCGTCACGTCGATCAGCTTCCGCCCATCCCATTTCGAATGGGTGCGCTCAATTACTTTCCCACACCGCAAGCACTTCACCTGTGTAATGAAGTCCGTAATTATCTCGGCGTCTATGCTCGGTAAGTACGTAGCCTTGAATACAGTGCGGTGCAGCCCGAGCCTACAAAGAATTTTACCTATCATGATTCTCCGTCCGAAAAGTTAATATCGACCTGCTTGGTCCCGACGACTCTCACCTTCACGAATTTACCAGAAGCGACCAATGCTTTTGCTATATCATATACGATGATATAGTCTCCTTCACGTACATCAAAATGCATATCAAATTGTCGCCACTCTGATTTATGCAATGCGCTAATATCGTATGATTCCATCATCCTCCCTTCCTCCTCATCTCTCCCAGTTGGTATGTGAGTGCAAGCGATGCTCTCCGCATGTTCCTTGATGTCGTATGGTGATACTTGAATGGCTCCCGCTCGCGCACGAGGAGGTGCTTCCTCGCCCTGGCTACGAACTCATCTGCTGCGGCTATAGCCTTCTCAATTTCCGCTGTCAGCATCCTCCTCGCCCCCTCCTTGCGCCAATGTTATCTCGTAGCAAATGGTGTCGACTATCTGCCGCAGCTTCGCGTTCTCCGGCCTGTTTTCGAACGGAGTCGTGGCGAACACGAAATTCTTACCGATGAGAAGGTAAAAATTTTCATCGGCTATCACTACTTTTTTACGGATGCAGGCGTCGCCTTTCAGACCGCTCATATCTCATCAACCCCCTGTATTCGTTTCCCGAGCCACGCTACGGTCGCAGCTTCTATCCCGCTGCACACGGAAAGATACCTCATTCCTCCCCTCCTCCAATTTTCCCACTCCCCGGCAACGCCGGCAACTTTGCAAGCTCCTCGGCGGTCTCTATGAGCTGCTGCGCCGCAAAACCAAGCCGTCGGCATGAGACATTAATATCCCACGTAGCCTGCGAAGCTGAGGAGAACCACGTCCCGGCGCCCAAGTTCTTCGTCCTGTTGGCGTCGACCAAAGCTTTCATCTCCATCAGGTCCCTCTTCAGTTTGGTGTACGAGCCGTACCGTTTGGACAACCACGTCTTGAGCACAGGCCGCGAGACATACATTCTCTGGGTATCGATCTCGTACCGCACGTAGAGCGCCCCTCGCGGCGCCTCGATGACCTGGCAACCTTGTTTCGAGTGAGCGCTGCCTTTGACGATCAGGCGGTTGCCGGCGTGCTCGTCGAGGAATTGGGCGAGGATAGCGACTGAGTCACTGGCCAGCTCCTGCTTGTCGGTCCTCATCTCCTGGATCGTCTTCTCAGCCCACCGCATGACAGGGGCGATCTCGAAATCGATCAGCCCGAGATCCTTGGCGATCAACCCTCCGTAGATGGCGACACTTGCAATCGCCGACCAGAACCGCTCACCGCCCTGCGTTGCTGCTTTCGCCTCGATTCGTGTCTTGATCTTATCAAGGTCAGCCCGCAGCCTCTTGACGTTCTTCACCAGTCGCTCTGCATACACCTCCCCGGCATGGCCAAAGTTCTCGGTTATGGTCCAGTACAGCTCGGTGGTCAACGGCTCAACGAACAGCTCATGCTTGCTTACGTAGTACTCGAACACCCGGTTTATCTCGGCTGTAGCGTCAGTCTTGGTCGCCGACAGTTTGTCGACAAGTGACTCGTTGGAGCTCGTCACTGCGAGGGTATTCCACCTATTCAGATTACTTAATTCCTTCGAGTCTCGGCCAAGCCTGGTGCGCTCCCTTCCTTGAGTTATCTGGTATAACAAATTCGAGACCTTCATCGCCTCCATGTTGGTCACTTCGTCGATAGTAAGTGGCAAGGTGTTATATACACCGAGGCGGGCGATCATCGACAGATCGGTGTCGTTCTTCGTCATCATCAGGTCTTGGTGAGCGCCCCAGACCGACTGGATCATCATAAGGAGAAGCGTTTTCCCGGCGCCTGACTGGCCGACCATTGAGATCGCCGCGCCGTCGAACCCGGTGAACTTCATAAGTGGAGCGCCGAAGCCTCCAGCGAGGAGTGCAAAGGCGAACGGCTCCATCCCAGGCTCGTTCAGTACTCGTGTTGCTTTCACCCACTCACTCAACTCTCCTGCTGTCCGGTACCCACCGGCAGCTGTCGGCACATTGTGGGCAAGGCTCGCCTCTTCCGAAGTTCCATCTGCGTGAAGAATTTTTTTCCCGAGGACGAACATCTCCTTGCCATCTCTGGCCGTCGCCCATCCCATCTGGCACAGATAGTGTGACATTCGTCGCATCCTTTGAAGTTTTGACTGGTATCCTTCCATATAATTCACCATAAGTTTCTTATCTCGGTTCCCAACTACTTTGATATGGTTATCGCCGAGGAGAGTAATCAGTGCTTTCGGGTCATTGACCAGCGACGACCGAACGGTACATTCCAAGTCCCCCTCGTGAGGGAGGGAGTGCTTGATCGTCATAACCTCGTAGCCGAGGG